TTCACATTCCCTGGTCCTATCAACGAAGGTATTCAGATCTTCGGCGATGTTTCTAACGGAAACGTCAACTACTTCCAGCAGAGCACTGGTGCAGACTTAACATTGTTTAACCGCATTCAGGGTAAGACTTACTCATCTGCTACTAACGCTTCGATCGGTGCGAACTTACTGTCATATATCGTATACCGATTCCCACTATCAAATGCTACTGACCTAAACATCACCGCATCTGATGCTCACATTGAGTACAGCGATACTATTACAGGCGCGACTTGGACAGGTGGTGTTGCTGAGTTTACAGTAACAAGTTCAGCTGATCTTGAAATTGGTTCTCGCGTATACATTAGCGGTATGACTCCGTCAACTTACGATGGAACATACGCTGTAACTGCTAAGAGTGACGGTACTCACTTCTCGGTAGCTATCACTAACGATCCAGGAGCATTCGTCTCTGGTACAGCTGTCACTTCTGTTCACGCTAACATCACGATTGACTTCACAACAGCAATCACTGGTATCGACGTAAACGAAGATACAACTGATGAGTCATACACAGTAGATGTGAACGATTCTGCTGGTACTGCTACAACAAACGAGATCTACGAGAAAGTTCAGTACTTGCTACGTCAGCCTTCTCCGACTGATATTGACACTGGCGCTGGTACAGTTATTGGTGACACTCAGGCACAATTGCTTGGCTTCGTAGGTAGTACGCTTGTTGGTGAACCTGGTACATACATCAGTAACCTTAACAGTGCCTTCTTGAACTCAGTAACATTCTACGAATCTACTGATACTGCTAAATCAACCCCAATCATCTACCCATTCATTGCATCTGGTGTAATTAACTTCGGTGCGAACGCTGGTTCAGGCGTTTACAAGTACTGGATGTTCTACAACTCTGGTTCGCTTGATCTTGGTACAGCGGCTGATGAGTATGGTGGCGCTAACGCTACTATCGTTAAGGATAGAGATGGTGTTGACATTGCTGGCACATACAGCGGTTCTTCTGTACCATTTACATTCAAGTACACTCAGGAAACTGCGGGTGGTCTACGTACTGCGGACCAAGATGCTGATGTAATTGTAGTTGGTATCGGTTTGGAAAGCGGTCAGTTTGCTTCTGTAACGTCTACTATCACCAAAGCTACTGGTCAGTCGATCCTACTTGCTCCGGCTCAGGAACGTAACTACGATAACCCAGCCTAATTGGGTATGAAAAAGGGGGCGAAAGCCCCCTTATAAATAACTACATAATGAACTAATTTATAAGAGATTTTTATATGGCAGGCGAACAAACATGGGTTCAAGTCCCACCTGACAGCACTGGTAAAAAGATTAGACATAACCCTTATCTACGTGTTAATTTTACCGGAAACACAGGCGGTCACGTATGGGAAGAAGGTGGCACATACACCATCACCGGAAGCACCACCCTTACTGTCACAGTGTTCAAAGGGTTAAATGGCGAGACTGGTAATGTTGGAATAAAACTAAAACAGTCTGATATTATCAACAATGCACCTCTTCCTATTCAGGGTGATATCATTAGTTATGAAGGTCAACAGGTCGCTACTATAGGCGCAAATGTTGACATGATTTATATCCCTTATGGTGCTATTGTAGGTGGTAGTAAGCCTGATAATACTGTAGAAGTTGACAACACAGGTTCAATGAACGTGCGGTTCTCGGAAGGTCTTCCGCAGCTGGACGCATTCGGATCATTACGTGTTTCTTCTGGTACATCATTAGGTGATTACACGTTTACATATAATCGATCACCAGCTGACTTTTCCACAAAGATTATAGGCAATGCATCTTTAGAGCATGATTCTAATCTAAGAGCAATTAAACTAATCAACCCCGCTGGTGTTCCTGCCGCTGGTTCGTTTGACCCTAATGCAGGTCTTGACAAAGTTGCTCACGTTTCTAACACATACCATCATTACTTCCCTGGCTTTTCACAAGTAGCAATGATGACTGTTGCGCTTGGTGATACAGGACGAGATGGTGTCGACCGTGAATGGGGTTACTTTGACCGATTTAATGGATACTTCTTCCGTTGTGATGACTCTACGAATGGTTTAAAATGTGTTGTTCGTACATCAACATCTGGAACTGTTACTGAAACTGTTATAACCAGCGCAGACTTTAACGGTGATCCAGTAGACGGTACGGGCGATTCTCAGATGAATCTCCACCTGACTAATGACAATATCTACTGGATTGACGTTCAGTGGCTTGGCGCTGGTCGTGTTCGTTTTGGTACGTACCATCGCGGAGAACGTATTGTAATTCACGAATATTATCATGAAGGTGAATTGAATAACGGTAAACCACATACACAAACTGCTTCATTGCCAATTAAGTTTGCTCAGACTACCACTCAGACTCAGATATCAGAATCTGTAATGCTTGCGTGGTGTGCATCTGTTCATACAGAGCATGCAGTTGATGTGTCTGCTCTAGGTAAAAACCGTTTGGAAACAATGACAAAAACATTTGATCCAACTAACATTGAAAATAATAGTGAGTATGAGTTAATCGGTGTATTATCGCCTGTTAAATCTATTCCTGCGGGAACTTTATCCGCTGATAAATCAAATAGATCGGTATACCTCCCTAACTATATGGAAGCATTGGCATATCACGCTGATGGATCAGAGGCATTCGTTGAACTTGAAGTATATGCGGATTCTATTATTGGTGGTGGAACTAAGTCATTCCCAATCAATCAAGACCAGATCACCGATGGAGCCACTGCTTGGATGGTACCTGTTACTCCTTTGGAAGATAACGGTATTGAAGTGTTTAAACCTGCTAGTTACACATTCGCGGATCGTCCTAAGTTCTGGGGTGGTGGTATACACGTTCATGCTCAATACATGAAAGGTTACGCTCGTGTCGACATTTCAAACGTATATACTAACCTACAGGATGGTTCATTTAAGAACTATGCTGAACAGGGTGGATCTACAATTCATCCTGTTGATAGCATTACCCCTAGCCCAGATGGTACAACACCGACAGTTGTTACTATGGCAACGGGTATGCGACACCGTGAAGGCTATCCAGTCGCATTTAAAGGTATTGAAGGCACATTAGGTACAGATGCTACTAACGGTCTTAATATCACAGCCGCGCGCGAGAATCGCTATTACCTACGAATCACTGCTGTTAACCAAGCAGAATTGTATCACGACATTGAGTTCAAGAATCCTGTAATCACACAAGGATTGACTGCTACTAATTTTGGTATGATGGGTGGCGACTATGGGGATCAAATGTACTTCGTTGCTGTATGTAAACCTCTTCCGCCTACTATTGCTAAACAAGCAACTGCGGGTGATGTGACTATCCACTTCAACCTTGGTTGGTCGGAGATTCAGCAGTAATGTGGTCTTCGCTCCATTACGGACATTATGAATTCTGGTCAGTATACGATCCTGCCAATGGGTTGTATGGTGACCAGAAGGTCGCATTTGATGGACCTAATAAAGTCATTTATGTTAATATTGGAGTGACTGAACTTGATGTCAAACGGGATCTATACTCTGCTTGGAAAGAGTGGATAGCGGGTTCTAAAGATAAACAGGTTGCTGCTGGTTTTCCGATAGCATTCACTGCTATCGGTGGTGACGCCATATCTCAAACATCATCGTTGGGTTCTACGTTCTTCCTCGAGAATGGGTGGCGTATTCAGCCATATGCATCAGGCGGTTCTTATCTGTTAAATGTTATCGGAAACCTATACACCCGAGAAGGTGATTCACCATTCTTGTTTGCTGTTGGCGCTTCTGTATCGTTGACAAGGGCATCCCTCGTTGACCAAATTACACCAGACCTCAGCGCATTTGGTTTGTCTAGTGAGTCTATCTCAACTACTGTTTGGAATGCTGAGAATCGTACCCTAACGTCACCGTCTGGTCCTACAGCTGAAGAAGTTGCTACATCTGTTTGGGATAGGGCATATGCTTCTCACGATGGTGATGGTACGTTCGGGCATCTTGTCAATTACATTAAAGAACTTCACAAGCGTTTGTATATTGATGTTGATGCTGAAGTTAATGGCGATGGATCTCAAGAACATCCGTTCAACAACTTGTCGTCAGCCATTGACCGTGCTGAGATTGACGGTATTCGTGAGCTACAAATAAGTGGCGATGTTCAACTAGATCGTAATATTAAGAACTTTGATATTAAGGGTATAGGATTACCAGAGTTTGACTGTAATGGCTATAGCATTCAAGGGTGTCACTTCTCAGAGATTAAATTTAAAGGACTATATACGTCAGGTAATCAGAACACTCGTGGCGGTGTAATCGTGCGTGATTCGTTATTACTTAATGGCGCTTATCTTGAAGGCTTCTTTGAGAACTGTGCTCTTGGCGGAGACTTGTTCGCTATTGAAGGTGGCAATATCTTCATGAAAGATTGTGCTTCGGGTATCCCTGGAACAAACCGTCCAACTATTAGTATGAACTCTGGCGGTGCTTCTCAGTTGAGCGTTCGTGGATACAGCGGTGGTCTGACAATCAAAGACTGTGATAATGTAGACGATCGTGTTACGGTTGAATTGCTTGCTGGTAGTCTAACATTCGATTCGTCTTGTGTGCTCGGTACAATGGTTGCTCGTGGTACAGGTAAGTTTGTTGATGAGACTAACGGTGCCACTGTCATAGACGAAACTCTTAACCGTGAATCGCTTGCTACTTCTGTACAGATTGATGCTGGCGCGGCAGATGCTATTTCTGATGCAGTGTGGAATAAACTTATTGCTGATATGGTTGTGGCAGGAAGCGCTGGTGAAAGATTACAAGCGTTGTTAACAGTTAATAAGTACTTGGCTCTCCAGAAATAATAAAACTTATAAATATAAGGTATAGAACTAATGGCTATCAAATTTAAAGAATTTATCTCCGAAGCAAAGGAAGAAGTCAAAAGCTTCAAAGTTGGTAAAGGCTACAAAGCTGTTATCAAAAAAGAAGGCGGTAAATTCGTTGGCTATATTGACGGCGAGAAGCTAGACGTTTTCAAGTCTGCTGCTGAAGCTGAAAAAGCCATTAAAGATTTCACAGAACTAATGGGTAAATAAACATGGCAAATATCTACAGACCAATCAGCGCAGAAGAAGCTGCTGCTACTGTCATTGGTTCTTCTTCTACCGTCAGCAACGCAAAGGTGGTTCGGGTAATCAATACTACAACCACTCCTGCTCTAGTCACATTGGTAGCGAACGATCAAACTACTGTTGTCGGCTCTATGTCAGTGGCTGGTAACGGGGAATTGGTGATTCATAAAGGCGCTGACGAATATCTATTTGCTGGTGCTGCTACAGTATTCTTCACCAGTATTCAGAATCCTAAGGGGTAATGTATGAAGCTCATCACAGAACACTTCGACCAACAGCTTGAGTATATCACTGAAGCTAAAAATGGCGAAAAGACTATGTACATTGAAGGTATCTTTATGCAGTCAGATGCTAAGAACCGAAATGGACGTATCTACCCTAAAGCAACTATGGAACGTGCTGTCGATAAATATGTCACCGAGCAAGTTTCTAAGGGTCGTGCTGTTGGTGAGTTGAATCATCCGGATGGACCAACCGTAAACCTTGACAAAGTATCTCACTTGATCACTGAATTGAAGTGGGAAGGTAACAACGTCATCGGTAAAGCCAAGATACTAAATACTCCGATGGGTCAGATTGCTCGCGGACTAATGGAAGGCGGTGTACAGCTAGGTGTATCTTCTCGTGGTATGGGTTCGGTTGTTCGAGGCAAAGACGGCACTATGATGGTCGGTGAAGACTTCATGCTAAATACCGTTGATATTGTACAAGACCCATCTGCTCATGAAGCTTTCGTAAACGGTATCATGGAAGGCGCTGAGTGGATATACAATGACAAGCTCGGTATATGGACTCAAGAAGTCGTAGAAACACAGGCTAAATACATTAAAGAAAACTATAAGAAGCTTGACACTGATAGTTCTATTCGTATGTTCAAGAACTTCTTAAATTCAATTGAGGTGAAATAATGTCTGTAGAAAATTTTATTGATGCATTGGAATCCGGCGATTATAAATCCGCTGAACAAGAATTTAAAGCTGAACTTCAATCACGCACGTTAGAAGCTATTGACGCTCGTCGTGTTGAAGTTGGCCAAGCTATTTCTCAGTCTATGGGCGCTTCCCAAGCTGAAGAATAAAATTATATAAATATTTGAATAATTATGGGATCATTGATTAAGTGAGACTGAAACGCAATTTAGCTTTCCTCTCAAACTTTAACTCAATAGGAGTATAAAATGTCTAAATATGACGTTGAAGAACAGCTCCAAGATGAACTCGTTGAGGACGTTGAAGTTACTGACGAGGAACTTTTGGAAGCTGCAGCTGAATTAGCTGAAGAAGAAGATGAAGACGAAGACGAAGAAGACGAAATGGAAGAGTCTGTAGACAAAGACAGCACTGAAGCTGCTGCCGCTACGACTGCTGCTGTTAAAGCTTCTGCGAACAAAAAAGCTAAAGCTCTACCAAAAGGCGCTAAAGGCAAAATGGCAACCGATTCTTACGTAAAAGAAGATACGTTCGCTGAAGACCTTGACGCACTTGTAGAAGACGAAGCTACTTTGTCTGAAGGTTTCCGCAACAAAGCTGGTGTTATCTTTGAAGCTGCTCTCAAGTCTAAACTTGCTGAGCACGTTGAGCGTCTAGAAGAATCTTACGCTGAACAGCTAGAAGAGCAGACTGCTACCATCAAAGCTGAACTAGTAGAAAAGGTTGATTCATACCTTAACTACGTTGTTGAGTCTTGGATGGAAGAAAATAAACTAGCAGTTGAAACTGGTCTACGTTCTGAAATCGCAGAATCTTTCATGGGCGCACTTCACGGTGTATTCGCTGATCACTACATCGCTGTACCAGAAGGTAAGGCTGATCTAGTTGAAGAGCTTGCTCAGAAAATTGAAGAACTTGAAGAAGGTTACAATGCTAAAGTTGAAGAAGCTCTCGAGCTATCTGAAGCTGTTGCTGAACTAACCCGTCAAGCTATCATCGTTGAAGCTGCTGAAGGTCTTTCACAGGCTCAGGCTGAAAAACTTAAATCACTAGTTGAAGACGTAGATTTTACTGATGCTGATTCTTTCGCTGAGAAAGTTGAAACCATCAAAGAATCTTACTTTAAGACTAAAGTTGCTGCTCCACAGGAAGAAGAACTAACAGAATCAACTGAAGAAAAAGTTGTTGATGCTCGTATGTCTGCTTACCTTGCTGCAATTAAAAAATCTCACTAATCGATTGATCGAGGAATAACAAAAATGTTTAAATCTGAACAACTTATGGAGAAATGGTCTCCTGTAATGGAAGCTGCTGAAGCTCCTGCTTTCGCTGACGCACACCGTAAAGCGGTAACTGCAGTTCTTCTAGAAAACACTGAGCGTGCACTTGCTGAAGAGCGTGGCCAAGCTCGTTACCTTTCTGAAGCTGCTCCAACTAACAACATCGGCAACGCTGGTACTGGCGCTATCGACACTTGGGATCCAATCCTAATCTCTTTGGTTCGTCGTGCAATGCCTAACCTTATTGCTTACGATCTTTGTGGCGTACAGCCAATGACTGGTCCTACTGGTCTTGTGTTCGCAATGAAATCTCGTTACGGTAATCAGGGTGCTGAAGCTCTATTCAACGAAGCAAATTCTGCTTTCTCTGGCGCTTCTGCTACTGCTACTTCTTCTAACGATCCGTTCGCAGCTGATACTGACGGTACTCCTGACGTGGGCGATTACTTCCCAGGTACTGGTATGTCTACTGCAGCTGGTGAAGCTCTAGGTGACGGTCAGGGTCCAGATTTCGCTGAGATGTCTTTCAGCATCGAGAAAACTTCTGTTGAAGCTAAGACTCGTGCATTGAAAGCTGAGTACACTATGGAACTTGCTCAGGATCTTAAAGCTGTTCACGGTCTCGACGCTGAGTCTGAACTTGCTACTATCCTTTCTGCTGAGATCCTTGCTGAAATCAACCGTGAAGTAGTTCGTACTATCAACAGCCGTTCTATCCTTGGCGCACAGCAGGCTGAAATCGCTGTTAAAGGTACTTTCGACCTTGCTGCTGATGCTGATGGTCGTTGGTCTGTAGAGCGTTACAAAGGTCTTCTAGTTCACCTACAGCGTGAAGCTAACCAGATCGCTATCGAAACTCGTCGCGGTAAAGGTAACTTCATCCTAGTATCTGCTGACGTTGCTGCTGTACTTTCAGCTTCTGGCATGCTAGACAACACTCCAGCGCTTTCTGGCAATGCTGGCGTTGCTTCTGACGTTACTGGTACTACTTTCGTTGGTACTATCACTGGTGGTATGAAAGTTTACCTTGACCCATACGCTGGTGTTAACTACGTAACTGTTGGTTACAAAGGTTCTAACGCATACGACGCTGGTATGTTCTACTGCCCATACGTACCACTCACTATGGTTCGTGCGGTTGGTGAAAATACTTTCCAGCCTAAGATCGGCTTCAAGACTCGTTACGGCATGATTGCTAACCCATTCACTGGTGCGCTTTCTGCTAACGCTCGTAACAACGTTTACTACCGTTCTTTCAAAGTTGCTAACATCCTTGACGCTGCTGCGTAATTGATGTAACACTGGTTTCCCTACTACCTTAGGGACCGTTCTGGGGAGCTTCGGCTCCCCTTTTTTGCGCCTATAAATAACGGTATAATGTCTAGAGGTGAATTATGCCATATACTCCAGAATACAACTTGTTGCTGGGCGATAATACTGTTTCCCAACAACAACCAGCAAACTACCTTTCGCCAGTCGGCTTTAGGTTGGATATAGACAACCAACGTTTTAAGAATGCCGAATTCTTCGTTCAAATGGTTTCTATTCCAGATATCTCTGCCCCAGGAGCTAACTTTGCCACTCCTAATAGGAACTTAATGATAGCGTCCGATAAAATCGAATATGCTACGCTTGAGTGTACTTTTTTGGTTGACGAATACTTGGTCAACTACAGAGAGATTCATGATTGGGTGTTATCCCAAGTTATCCAAGACGGCGAAAAGACTACAAGGGATATGACCCTAAGTATACTGACCTCCCATAATAACGTTGGGCGGCAGATAAGATTTGTTGACGCATATCCGACCAACATCTCTTCGCTACCGTTTGACTCTTCATCAGGAGATACCGAATATTTGACCGCAAACGTGTCGTTCAACTATTCATACTACAAATTCGTTTAAAAGGTTACTATATTATGCTTACAATCGAAAAGATTATTGAAATGTGGAAAAAAGATAGCGTCATTGAAGAAAACGATCTAGATGACGCTTCAATCAAAGGCGCAAAGCTTCACTCTAAATACCTTGAAATATATTCAGCACACCGTATCTTCTTAAAACGCAAAGAGCGCTCTTTCGAGAAACTTCTTGAGAAGAAAGTTCGTTGGTATCAGGCTAAAATGTCTAAGGAAGAAATGGATGAACTTGGTTGGGGGTATGACCCGACCGAAGGCTTATCAGCGCCTAAATCAAAAGCTGAAACCGAACGTTGGCTACAAAAGGATGATCAACTAAAAGATATTGAGCTAGATATTGAAGAACTTAAAATTACGATAGATACACTGAAAGAAATACTAGAAAATATTAAATGGCGACACCAAAATATTAAAAATGCGATAGATTGGAGACGCTTCACCAGCGGAGTATAATAATTATGGACGTGATCAAAGTCCGCAAAAAAAATCACGCTTTTCTACACATCGATGCCGAACCAGGAATACTTAACGAATTGACCGACTTCTTCTGTTTCTACGCTGAAGGCTACCAGTTCATGCCTTCGTATAAAAACAAGATGTGGGACGGCAAAGTTAGATTATTCCAGTCTCGCGAGCGCGAGCTCCCAGGAGGTCTATATAAGTACCTCTATGAGTTCGCCAATGTACGCGACTATAAAGTAGAAGTTGAAATAGATAACTATTATGGTGTTCCGGACGGTTCAATGGATATCAATCTCGATTACCTCGAAGATTGTACTTTCACTAGCCGTGGGGAACCAATAGAACACCGTGACTATCAGCTTAACGCCATTCACCATGGGTTATCCAACAAGAGAGCGTTGCTGATTAGTCCGACCGCATCGGGCAAGTCGTTTATAATTTATTCCCTTGTCCGTTATTACCTCGAGAATCATAACAAGAAGATATTGTTGGTAGTTCCTACAACCTCGCTTGTTAAACAGATGTATTCTGATTTTGCTGATTACAGCGAGCATGATGAGGGGTTCGATGCGGGTAATCTTATCCACTGTATTTACGGTGGGCAACCTAAGATCGCTAAGGACGAGCGAATTGTTATCTCAACATGGCAGTCGATCTACAAGCTACATACTCCGTGGTTTGAACAGTACGGAATGGTAATCGGAGACGAAGCTCATAACTTCAAGGCAAAGTCCCTATCCGATATACTGAGTAAGTGTAAAGAGGCG